CAGTACTAGTTACATTCACACCGGTAATCCATAATGGATTGCTACTTGCAACGCTAGTTGAATTACTCACAAGATGACTTCCAGTTTCATTTGCATCTGAAGTCCAATCTGCAGAAACATTTGATGAATAAAGAGTTAGACCAGATCCAATGTATCCCTGTGTTCCCTGAGTTCCTTGTGTACCTTGGGTTCCATGAAATCCTTGAGTTCCTTGAGTTCCCTGAAATCCTTGGGTTCCGACAGTTCCTTGGGTCCCCTGTGTTCCTTGTGATCCTTGTGATCCTACGGTTCCCTGTGATCCTACGGTTCCTTGGGTTCCCTGAGTGCCCTGTGTGCCCTGAAATCCTTGTGCTCCCTGTGTCCCTTGTGATCCTACGGTTCCTTGAGTTCCTTGAGTTCCCTGCGATCCTTGGGTTCCTACGGTTCCTTGGGTTCCTACGGTTCCTTGAGTTCCCTGCGATCCTTGTGATCCTACGGTTCCTTGAGTTCCCTGTGTACCTTGTGGTCCTTGAGTGCCGATGAATCCTTGAGGTCCTTGAGTTCCCTGTGAACCTTGAAACCCTTGAGATCCTCGGGTTCCTTGAACTCCTTGAACTCCTTGAACTCCTGAATATTCAATTCCAGTAGGTCCTGTCGGACCTGTCAATCCTGTAGGTCCATCATCACCAATTTCTCCAATAAATCCTTGAACTCCTCGTGGACCTCTTACACCTAGAATTCCTGTAGGAGAATTTCCAGTAGGTCCTGTTAGTCCTGTATGTCCAGTAAGACCAGCGGGTCCTGTAGGTCCGGTGGATCCAGTGGGTCCTGTTCGTCCTGTAGGTCCTGTAGATCCCTGTATACCACGAGCGCCTGTTCCAGCAGAAGGTCCTTGAAGTCCAGTTCTACCAATTGGACCTACTCCTGTTGGACCTGTTGCTCCAGTAAATTCTAAGGATCCGTCAAATCCTGCAGGTCCTTGAGGTCCTGTTCGTCCAGTGGGTCCAGTTGCTCCAGAAGGTCCTGTATGTCCACGAGGTCCAATAGGTCCAATTGGTGAAATACCTGTGGGTCCAGTGATTCCAGTATTTCCAGTGTTTCCAGATGCACCTGTGAATCCTCTAGGTCCTACTAATCCAGAAAGACCTGTAGTTCCTAATGGTCCTTGATCACCTTGACTTCCTGCTACAGCACCTGTGATGTATTGAACAGGAGGTGTACATGCAGTTGTTGAACGCGGTGAAAAGGAGATATACATTATTCTTTAGGTAGGAGTGTAATATGTCACTGTAAACGTTGTTGCATCGGATGTTCCTGAAACAGACAAAGCTGTTAATCCTACATACCAATTGGTTGCATTGGATGGATAAATTGATTGAATTGCTAATGTAGATGGAGATGCATTGGAGACTCCTTGAATAATGAACGTTGGATACGTTGCAACTGCTAGTCCTGTATCTGCTGTTATATTACACGTTCCACTTATTGTAGGAAAGTAAATACCTGTACTTCCTAACGTCCACGTAGGAGTTTGCTCTGCTCCCTGAGTTCCCTGTGATCCTTGTGTGCCTTGAGTGCCCTGTGTGCCTTGAGTTCCCTGTGTTCCTTGTGTTCCTTGTGGTCCTAGTCCTTGTGTTCCTTGTGTACCCTGTGTTCCCTGTGTACCTTGTGCTCCTAAGGTTCCTTGGGTTCCCTGAGTTCCCTGAGTTCCCTGAGTTCCCTGAGTTCCTTGTGCTCCTACTGATCCTTGGGTTCCATCAGTCCCCTGAGTTCCCTGAGTTCCTTGTGGTCCTTGAGCGCCTAATCCTTGTGTTCCCTGAGTTCCCTGTGTACCTTGTGTTCCTACTGATCCTTGAGTTCCTTGTGCTCCCTGTGTTCCTTGAGCGCCTTGAGCACCTAGTCCTTGAGTTCCCTGTGTTCCTTGTGTTCCTTGTGGTCCTTGAAATCCTTGAGTCCCCTGAGTTCCCTGAGTTCCTGTAAATCCAGTAGGTCCTGTAACTCCAGTTCTTCCTGTATGTCCAGTGACTCCAGGTATTCCAATATTTCCAATAGAACCTACCGGTCCTGTGGGTCCTTGATATCCAGTGGGTCCTGTGACTCCAGTGAATCCAGTGGGTCCTGTATGTCCTGTCATTCCTGTGGGTCCTGTTCGTCCAGTGGGTCCAGTAGGTCCTGTATGTCCCGTTAATCCAGTGGGTCCTGTTCGTCCAGTGGGTCCTGTGAATCCAGTTGCTCCTGTATTTGCTGCACTTCCTGCAGGACCAGTAGGACCAGTTGCACCAGTAAGTGTTCCAGTATGTCCAGTTGGACCTGTATTTGTCGCGCTTCCGGGAATTCCAGTGGGTCCAGTGGATCCAGTGGGTCCTGAAGGTCCTTGAAGTGTACCAGGATATCCAATGATTCCTGTAGGACCTGTTTGTCCTGTTGCTCCCAGAGTTCCTGCAAGTCCTTGAGGTCCTTGAGGTCCTTGAAAAACAACAATTCCATTCAATCCTGTGATGCCAGTAGGTCCTGTAGATCCAGTTCGACCTTGTGGACCAATAGGACCTTGAGGTCCAGGTGGACCTGCACATACATTGGGAGCACACGTAGTTACGCCAACTCCAGGTATGTATCGTGATAAGTAACTGCTCATATTATTCTAGTATGCGATATGGTTTACTGTGGAGTTTGCGACGCAGCAAATTGAATTTCAATATTTGAAAGACGAGAAGATAGTTCTTTAATAGCAGATGTAAGAGGTGCTACAAGGTCTCCATATGATAAATGAAGCATTCTATCTTCATTTGGGGTTTCATATACCATATCAGGAAGAATTGCCTTTATTTCTTGAGCAAGAAATCCATGTTTAACTCGTGCAGTTGTATCATCTTTCATTGTGAATGTAATTGGGTTCAATTGTTGTACAATGGATAATCCATTTGAAATTGGTCCAATTACGTTTTTCAATCGTGAATCTGAATTAGATGTGATGGAACCTGTTGCAAAAATCTGACCAACGACGTGTAAAGGATACGCTGGACTATTGCAAAAAATGCCTACATTTGTATTGAAAATTGACGATGATCCAGCAATTGAAGTCTGCAAGAATGACAAATTTGGAGGTGTAAACTGAAATGTGATTGGACTTGTACCTGTTGTTACGGTAATATGCAATGTCAAAGAGAAGGGAATAGTTACAGTTGGAACAATGAATTGTATCGTGTACGGTTGAACAGTCATACTTGAGACTATGATACTTGTTGTTCCACTGGTTAGAAGTGTAGATCCATTGTAGAGTTGACAAGTAATGGTTGCAGGACTGGTAGATTCTGTTAACGATGCATAGAGTGTGAGCATCCATGTACCTGCAAGGTTTAGAGATGGTAAAGATGACGCTGGAACAACAAAACCAACAATCTGTGTTGTTAATGCAGGAACCGTTATTGGTGATGATCCAGTAGTATATTGTAGTAGTGAATTTTCTATAAATATAATTTTACGAATACGATGATTAAAATGATCTCCAACATATACATTTCCTGATGAATCCAATGCTACTCCAGCAGGAAAATAAAATTGTGCATTTGTTCCAGTTCCATTGGTAGATCCTGCTGAACTACCTGCTAAGGTTGTAACCACACCTGAAAGTGTAATTTTACGAATCCTACTGTTATTAAAATCTGCAACATACACATTTCCTGCTAAATCCACTGCAACTCCACGAGGACCAGAAAATCGTGCATTTGTTCCAGTTCCATTGGCAGATCCAGATGTACTACCTGCTAAGGTTGTAACTACTCCTGCAGGTGTGATTTTACGAATACGATGATTACCATTATCTCCAACATATAGATTACCTGCTGAATCAAATGCTACTCCATAAGGATTATTAAATTGTGCGTTGGTTCCTGTTCCATCTGTAGTTGAAGCAGTTCCACTACCTGCGAATGTGGTGACTACGCCTGCAGGTGTGATTTTACGAATACGATGATTACCACCATCTGCAACATACACATTGCCTGTTGAATCCACTGCAACTCCATAAGGACTTCGGAATTGTGCATTTGTTCCAGTTCCATTCGCAAAACCTTGTGCACCACCTGCGAATGTTGTAACAACACCTGCAGGTGTAATTTTACGAATGCTGTCATCACCAGATTCTGCAACATATAGATTACCTGCTGAATCAAATGCTACTCCTTCAGGAACGTTAAAAGTAGCGTTGGTTCCTGTTCCATCTGTAGTTGAAGCAGTTCCACTACCTGCGAATGTGGTTACTACACCTTCTGGTGTAATTTTACGAATACGATTATTTTGATAATCTGCAACATACACATTTCCTACTGAATCAACTGCTACTCCTGCAGGATAATTGAAAGTAGCGTTAGTTCCAGTTCCATTAGCAGATCCTGCTGTACTTCCTGCTAATGTTGTAGTTTTTCCATAATCTGGATTACTACTTGCCAACGGTAGAGCAAGACCACTAGATGGTTTGATTTGAGGAGGTAATGACGTCTGTAAGAATGACAGATTAGGTGCTGTGAACTGGAAGGTTAGTGGACTTGAAGATGTGGTTGTTATAAGTTCCAAGTATAAAGAGTCAGAAATAGTCACAGTTGGAACAATGAATGGAACAGTATAAGATTGTGAACTCATACTTGAAACTGTGACTGTTCTGATTCCACTGGTTAGAAGTGTGATTCCATTGTAGAGTTGACATGTAATCGTTGCTGAATTAGTAGATGTTGTTAAGAATGCATAGAGTGTGAGCATCCATGTACCTTCAAGTATCAGTGAAGAAAGTGATGATGCTGGAATTCTAAAAGTAACAGTCTGAGTTGTGGATGCAGGAATAGTTATGGGCGATGATCCAGTAGTATAAGGTGATAATGAATTTTCTGCAATTACAATTTTACGAACACGACGATTACCGTCATCTCCTATATACAAATTTCCTGATAAATCAACTGCGACTCCAGCAGGCAAAGAAAACTGTGCACTTGTTCCAGTTCCATTCGCAAATCCTGTTGAACTACCTGCTAAGGTTGTAACCACACCTGCTGGTGTAATTTTACGAATACGATTATTACTATAGTCTCCAACATATACATTTCCTGCCGAATCCACTGCTATTCCCAGAGGATTATTAAAAAGTGCATTTGTTCCAGTTCCATTTGCCGATCCTGATGTACCACCTGCTAAGGTTGTCACTACACCTACAGGTGTGATTTTAGTGATACGCGTAACATCTACTAGATATACATTTCCTGCTGAATCTACTGCGACTGCATAAGCACTAGAAAACTGTGCATTGGTTCCAGTTGCATCGGTAGATCCATATGAACTACCCGCTAATGTTGTAACTACACCTGCAGGTGTAATTTTACGAATACGACTATTACCACTATCTCCAACATATACATTTCCTGCTGAATCAACTGCAATTCCATAAGGATAAGCAAAACTTGCATTTGTTCCAGTTGCATCGGTAGATCCTGATGAAGCAACACCCGCTAATGTTGTAACTACTCCTTCCGATGTAATTTTACGGATGCGATTATTAGCACTATCTGCAACATATACATTCCCTGATGAATCCACTGCGACTCCTCGAGGATCATTGAAAGTAGCGTTAGTTCCAGTTCCATTTGCAAATGTTGTAGTTCCATTACCTGCTAATGTTGAGACTTCACCAGCAGCTGTAATTTTACGAATACGTTGATTACCAATATCTGCTACATATACATTTCCTGCTGAATCTACTGCTATTCCAAATGTACTATTAAAAGTCGCATTGGTTCCAGTTCCATCGGCAGATCCATTAGTTCCATTACCCGCTAATGTTGTAACTAGACCATATTCCAATCCACTACTTACTAATGTAAGCACAGAACCACTTGAAGGTTTGATTTGTGGAGGTAATGAAGTTTGTATAAATGACAAATTTGGAGATGTGAACTGGAAGGTTAGTGGACTTGTACCTGTTGTTACGTTAATATTTAATCTCAAAAAGTCAGAAATAGTCACAGTTGGAACAATGAATGGAACAGTATAAGATTGTGAAATCATACTTGCGACTGTGACTGTTCTGATTCCACTGGTTAGAAGTGTGATTCCATTGTAGAGTTGACATGTAATGGTTGCCGAATTAGTAGATGTTGTTAAGAATGCATAGAGTGTTAGCATCCATGTACCTTCAAGTATCAGTGAAGAAAGTAATGATGCTGGAATATCGAAAATTATAGTCTGAGTTGTGGATGCAGCAATAGTGATGGGTGATGATCCAGTAGTATAAGGTGATAATGAATTTTCTGCAATTACAATTTTACGAATACGATTATTACTATAGTCTCCAACATACACATTGCCTGCTGAATCAACTGCAATTCCATAAGGATTACTAAACAGTGCATTAGTTCCAGTTCCATCGGCAAATCCTCCTGAACTACCTGCTAAAGTTGTTACTTCACCTGCTGGTGTGATTTTACGAATACGATTACTACCAGTGTCTGCAACATACACATTGCCTGCTGAATCAACTGTGACTGCAGCAGGTTGAGAGAACTTTGCATTGGTTCCAGTTCCATCAGTAGATCCAAATGAACTTCCTGCGAAAGTTGTTACTTCACCTGCAGGTGTAATTTTACGAATACGATTATTACCAGTGTCTGCAACATACACATTGCCTGCTGAATCTACCGCTACTCCATAAGGATTAATAAACTTTGCATTAGTTCCTGTTCCATTTGTAGATCCAGATGTACTACCTGCTAAAGTTGTTACTTCACCTGCGGGTGTTATTTTACGAATACGATGATTACCATAGTCTCCAACATATACATTTCCTGCCGAATCAACTGCAATTCCCCGAGGATTATTAAACAGTGCATTTGTTCCAGTTGCATCGGTAGATCCAGATGTACTACCTGCTAAAGTTGTTACTTCACCTGCTGGTGTGATTTTACGAATACGATGATTAGCAGCATCTGCAACATACACATTTCCTGCTGAATCTACTGTCACTGCAGCAGGAACAGAAAATTGTGCATTTGTTCCAGTTCCATTTGCAGATCCTTGTGAACTACCTGCGAAAGTTGTTACTTCACCTGCGGGTGTTATTTTACGAATACGATGATTACTTTGATCTGTAACATACACATTGCCTGCTGAATCCACTGCAACTCCACCAGGTTGATTAAACGTAGCGTTAGTTCCAACTCCATTCGCAGATGAAGCAGTTCCATTACCTGCAAATGTTGTAGTTTTTCCATAATCTGGATTACTACTTACTAATGTAAGCACAGAACCACCTCCAGATCCAGAAGTTCCAGTATGACCTTGTGTTCCCTGAGTTCCCTGAGTTCCCTGGGTCCCCTGTGTTCCCTGAGTTCCCTGAGTACCCTGGGTTCCCTGAGTTCCTTGGGTTCCCTGAGTACCCTGGGTTCCCTGTGTGCCCTGAGTACCTTGAGTTCCCTGTGTGCCCTGTGTTCCCTGTGTGCCCTGAGTTCCCTGAGTTCCCTGTGTGCCTTGGGTCCCCTGTGTGCCTTGGGTCCCCTGAGTTCCCTGAGTTCCCTGAGTTCCCTGAGTTCCCTGAGTTCCCTGTGTGCCCTGTGTGCCTTGAGTTCCCTGTGTGCCCTGTGTGCCCTGAGTTCCTTGAGTTCCCTGAGTTCCCTGAGTTCCCTGTGTTCCCTGAGTTCCCTGTGTACCTTGAGTCCCCTGGGTTCCCTGAGTTCCTTGAAATCCTTGTAAACCAAAACCTTGGGTCCCCTGAGTTCCCTGGGTTCCCTGAGTTCCCTGTGTTCCCTGTGTACCTTGAGTTCCCTGAGTTCCAGTTGGTCCGAGTCCGGTATGTCCAGTTGCACCTGTATTCGTTGCTCTTCCATCTGTTCCTTGAGGTCCTCTGAATCCATCTAATCCTGGTGCTCCTCTAGGTCCAGTTGCGCCTGTATTGACAGCAAATCCTGCAGGTCCTTGAAATCCTTGTGGTCCTCGAGTACCTTGTGTTCCTTGAAATCCTGTTGCACCTGTATTTGTTGCAGATCCAGCAGGTCCTTGAGGTCCTTGAGGTCCATTATTTCCATCAAAACCTGGTGGACCGATTGCTCCTCTATTTCCTGGAGGTCCTTGAGTTCCTGTAGGTCCTTGAGGTCCAGCACTCATTCTATTGTTAGTCTAATCAAGTTAAAAATCGTGTTGAATTGACCCCATCAAGAGATTTTACGGATTCTTCGATTACCTGTATCTACAACATATATATTACCTGCTGAATCGGCTGTGAGACTTTGAGGATTTTGGAATTGTGCATTCGTTCCAATTCCATCAGCAAATCCTGCTGTGCCACCTGCTAAGGTCGTGACTATACCTCCGGATGTGATTTTACTGATACGACTATTACTTGATTCAGATACATAGACATTTCCTGTTGAATCAACTCCAACTCCAGTAGGACCACTAAAACCACTTGCTAATGTTGAAACTACACCTAATGCTGTGATTTTACGGACACTATTGTTACCTAGATCAGCTACATAGACATTCCCTGCTGAATCTACTGCAAGTCCTCTAGGATTCCTAAACTGTGCACTTGTTCCAGTTGCATTAGTGAATCCTGCTCCTCCTCCTGCAAATGTTGTAACTAAACCTTCTGATGTGATTTTACGTATACGATGACCGTCATATTCTGCTACATACAAATTTCCTGAAGAATCCACCGTTATTGCAATAGGACCGCCAAAATTCGCATTTGTTCCTAATCCATCATTAGATCCTTCCACATTACCTGCAAATATTGTTGATACACCTAAAGGTGTGACTTTAAAAATACGGTTAGCAACATACGCAGCTACATACGCATTCCCTGATGAATCAACTCCAACTCCATAAGGACCATTAAAACCACCTGCTAAGGTTGAAACTACACCTGCAGGTGTGATTTTGCGGATACTACCGCTACCATATTGAGCTACATATACAATTCCAGTTGTACCAACTGAAATTCCAAAAATATTGTTGAATGTTGCATTCGTTCCAGTTCCATCGTCAGCTCCATTATTTCCATTTCCAGCAAGTGTAGTTACTTGATTTAAAAATACTGAAACAACAGTCAAAACTCGTCCAAGTAAGATTCCTAACGAACCAAAGAATGGCATTGTATACTATTAACCAAAACTTGATAACTGACTTAACGCTGTCCACGCAGCACCTGAATAGTATAAACTAAATGTCTGGATTTCAACTCGACTTGCAGTAGCTGTAGGTGCTGATCCACCTGACCATTTAATGGATGTAGCGCTTCCTGCAATTTGAAGGGTATTAATGAAATACGGTGTAACTCCTTGAACCAAATACACTGACACCACATAGTTACGATTTGAAGTGGTAGGTAAATTGGTGATATTAACGGTCAAGTTACTAGGAATTGTAGTCAAGTAATGAATTGCACCTAGAGTCCAGTCAATTGTATAGGGCGTCGTAGGAACTGCTGCAATCACTGTTTCTTGAACTTCTTGAACACTTAATGCCGATGTAACATCTAGACGATTACTTGCTGCATTGAAAGACACATTGGATGTTGACGCTGCAGAGTTTGAGGTTCCATTTGCGTATACTAGATTTCCGGTTGTTGTTGGAGAGACCGTAAATGAAGATGGACCTGTTGGACCTAATAATCCACCATATGAAAGACTATTCCAAGTCGTAGTTCCATCACCAATCTTGATGTTCTTTGTATTCGTTTCAATTGCAAGTTCTCCATCTGCTAAAACTGTATTCGCATTGGACCATTCTGTTGCAGTGCCTCTGCGAAACTGTAATTGGATGTTCGGCATTTACTTTCTGTCTGTAACTTTTTCAGGTTGATTCTAGTAAATGACTACTGGACCTACAGGAACCAATGAACCAATTGAAGAAACCGGACCCACCGGAGAAACCGGAACAAATGAACAAATTGAAGAAACCGGACCCACCGGACCCACCGGACCAGACCCTTCTATTCTTGCTCTCTTTCCTTCTGTTGCAACAGGACCTACTGAACCACCCAATATTATCACTTTAGAAGAACTCATGCAAAGTTACAATGTAACACTTGCAAAGGAAGCAGTAGATCGTCAATCATTAAGCGGATTGATTCATCCTATGCGCGATCAGTATCGTCCTCAGTTATTTCAATGGGCGTCAGCAGCATTTCCTCCTGCATTTATTGTTCAATCCTTTGACATCACTCCACCGAACATTTGTTCAGATGGAGTCAGTCGTGACTCTATGGCATATCTACAATTCTTATTGAATCCAACTACATTTGACAGTGTCCTAGACAACATACGAACTTTGATGCCTGGAATCGGTATTTCATTCTCATTCTTAGGTAATACGTTAAGGATTCATGTAACAAGAGGTTAAGCATAAAAACTCAATGAAGTTGAATTATAATTTCCAGTTACAATGACATTTTCACTTGAATCTGTACATACTGAACGGGCCTGATCGGTAGTCCCTGTTCCACCAAATGTATTAACCCATAACACTGTGCCACTTGAATTAAATTTAACTACGAATGAATCTTGAGAGGTAGAAACTAAACGTAAATTAACAGCATTTGCGGCAAGGATACTAGTGGAAAATGGAAAAGTGATTCCAAAGTTAGCTCCATAGCTTCCAGTCATAATAATATTTCCACTTGAATCTGTAGTTACTGAACCAAATGAAGCAACTGTTGGAGGAATTCTTACAGCCCATAATGGTGTTCCATTTGAATTGTATTTTACTAAGAAATTTCCGTTATTCGACTCAAAAGGAAAAGTTCCATTTGCAGCACCCAAGCTAAATGGAGAGTTTTGAGCCGATCCGAACACAATAATATTTCCACTTAAATCTGTAGTTACTGAAAAACAAAGATCAATCCCTGCGCTACTCATTCTCACAACCCAAAGTGGTGTTCCACTTGAATCGTATTTTACTAAGAAGACATCGGTAATTGAAGTTTGACCAAGTAACGTAAAAACTGCGGTTGTTCCATTTGCAGCGTAGATGGTCAATCCGCCAGTATACGAACCAGTCACAACAATATTCCCACTTAAATCAGTAGTGACTGACGTGGCACTCTCGTTACCTGTTCCACCAATTTTCCTAGCCCAAAGAGGTGTTCCACTTGAATCGTATTTTACTACGAAGGAATCAAGACTTCCAATCTTAGTTAATGTAAAAGCCACAGTTGTTCCATTTGCAGCATAAATGGTCAATGTAGTGGAAAAAAACTCCCCAGTCACAATAATATTTCCACTTGAATCTGTAGTTACTGATCTAATATGTTCAGTACTATTTCCAGCAATTCTTCTAGCCCAAAGAGGTGTTCCACTTGAATCGTATTTTACTAAGAATGGATTTTGAGTTCCACTTTGAGGTATTGTAAAAGCAACAGTTGTTCCATCTGCAGCATAAATGTTTACTGAAGAGTTAGTATATGTTCCACCTACAATAATATTTCCACTTGAATCTGTAGTGATTGAATTAACTATATCATCATTTGTTCCACCAATTCTTCTAACCCAAAGTGGTGTTCCACTTGAATCATATTTTACTATAAAGATTTCAGTAACTCCTCCTGGTGGAGGAGGTAACGTAAAAACCAAATTATTTCCATTTTCACCATATATCTCCATTTGTAGAGAAGTATATGTTCCACCTACAATAATATTTTGACTTGAATCTCTAGTTACTGAGTAGCCCAAACAAGGGCTATCAGGTCCACCAATTCTTCTAGCCCAAAGAGGTGTTCCACTTGAACTGTACTTTACTACGAAGCAATTGTTACCTCCTAAACTGATTAAAGGATGTATAGGAGGAGGTGCAACTAGAGCTACAGGTCTATATCTAAATAGATGTCTATATGGTAAATCATTTATGGATAAAGTTACTCCCCATTTATTCGCAAGATATCCTTCAACTTGTTTTCGTTCAAATACAGTGAACTCTTTTTGATACATAATGTACTCGCATAAAATGTATGCTTGAGGATATGCATTTCCTATATAATACGTTACTGTACCAGAACCATATCCAGATGCAAGTGTATTAGTAGTAAGAGGGTAACTAGTTCCATTTAAAGTGACGACGTTATTTGCAGTTGAAACTGCAGAGTGAATCATACAAGCTATAGCAGTAGTACCTAT